TCGAATGCTTCCTGTCAGTCTGTTTGAGAAAGAAGGCAAGCAAAGGAATGCCGTTACCATCAACATCACAGGCATTGGTGGCGTAGAGATTGAACCCTTGCAAGATGTGACTGATGTAGAAACAAAAAATGTCTGACCTTAACTTCTCACTCCTTCCTTGGCAACAAACAGTCTTTGCTGACAAAACAAGGTTTAAGGTTGTGGCTGCTGGTCGGCGTTGTGGTAAGTCTAGGTTAGCGGCTACTACGCTAATTATTGAAGCATTGCGTTGCCCAGCAGGAAGTGCAGTTCTCTATGTGGCCCCAACAAACGGACAGGCAAGACAAATTGTCTGGGATGTGTTGTTAGAGATTGGACGGGATGTTATCCAGGCTAGTCATATCAACAACATGGACATAACCATGATAAATGGTGCAAAGATTTATGTTCGTGGTGCTGATAGACCAGATACCCTGCGGGGTGTGTCTCTTACCTATGCGGTGCTAGACGAGGTTGCGGACATTAAGCCTGAAGCCTGGGAGCAAGTTATCAGGGCTTCTTTGTCAGACAAAAAGGGTAGAGCCATATTCATCGGCACACCCAAGGGCCGCAACTGGTTCTATGATCTGTTCAAGATGGGCCAAGAGGAATCTGATCCTGATTGGAAGTCCTGGCACTTCACAACCCAAGACAATCCATTGATAGACCCAACTGAGATTGAGTCTGCCAAGAAAACGCTGAGTTCATTTGCTTTCAAGCAGGAATACTTGGCATCCTTTGACAACGCAGGAAGCGATGTTTTTAAAGAAGATTGGATCAAATATGGTGTGGAACCTGAGTATGGTAGTTACTTCATTGCAATCGACTTGGCAGGATTTGAAGAAGTGGCTAAACAAGCTGCTAACGCAAAGAAAAGGCTAGACGAGAGTGCCATTGCAGTGGTCAAGGTCACTGATGATGGCAAGTGGTTTGTCAAAGAGATTGATCATGGGCGCTGGGACATTCGGGAAACTGCCGCCAAAATCCTGATGAAGATGCGGGATTACAGGCCAATTTCGGTGGGAATCGAGCGTGGAGCGTTAAAAAACGCTGTTTTGCCCTACCTCAGTGACTTGATGCGGAAAAATAATGTATATTCGCACATAGTTGACCTAACGCATGGCAACAGGAAAAAGACAGACAGAATCATCTGGAGTCTCCAAGGGCGGTTTGAGCATGGGCGAATTGTGCTGAACTCTGAAGAAGATTGGGACGCATTTACCGATCAACTCTTGATGTTTCCTGCCAATGGCGTACATGATGACTTGCCCGATGCTTTGAGTTATATTGACCAATTGGCGGTCACATCTTACTTTGAGGGTGAAGAAGATGATGAGTGGGAGCCTGTAGACATCATATCGGGGGTTTAATGGCAACAGATAAGCAAGAAAAGCTAGAGCAAAATGAGTTTTATGAGCCTACTGAGGCTGATAAAGAACTGACTGATTTTGTTACTGACCATTGCAACCGCTGGCGTGACTACAGAGATACCAACTTCCTCCCAGATTGGCTTGAATACGAGCGAATCTTTCGTGGACAGTGGGCATCTGAAGACAAAACCCGTGAGTCTGAGCGTTCACGCATCGTAACCCCTGCCACACAACAAGCCGTAGAGACTCGCCATGCTGAGATCATGGAAGCTATCTTTGGTCAGGGTGAATTCTTTGACATTCAAGATGATATTCGGGATGTGAACAACAACCCCATCGATGTTGGAGTCCTAAAAGCTCAGTTGATGGAGGATTTCAAGCGGGACAAGATTCGTAAATCCATTGATGCCATTGAGTTGATGGCAGAGATTTATGGCACAGGCATTGGCGAGATTGTCGTTAAGACTGAAAAGCAGTTTGTACCCTCTACTCAGGCAATTCCCGGGCAAATGGGACAAGCCGCCATTGGCGTAGTGGAAAAAGATCGTATTTCGGTCAAGATTTCACCTGTAAATCCAAAAAACTTCCTGTTTGACCCCAATGGAACCTCAGTTGATGACTGCATGGGTGTGGCAATTGAGAAGTACATCTCTATTCATAAGATTGTTGAAGGCATTGAGCGTGGCATTTACCGCAAAGTAGACATTACACCCACTTATGAAGACACTGATCTAGAACCTACCCAAGAGGTGAGCCAGTATCAGGATGAAAAGGTGCTTTTGCTGACCTACTATGGTCTAGTTCCCCGTGAGTACCTAGAGAACCTTGAGGAAAACAAGAATATTGTTGATTTGTTCCCTGAGAGTTCCGCTGCTGAAGAATATTCAGACATGGTTGAGGCCATTGTCGTAATTGCCAACGATGGGCAGTTGCTCAAAGCAGAAGCAAATCCTTACATGATGAAAGATCGCCCTGTTCTGACCTACCAAGATGACACTGTTCCCAATCGTCTGCTTGGGCGTGGCACAGTGGAAAAAGCCTTCAATATGCAAAAAGCTATTGATGCTCAGATTCGTTCTCACTTGGATTCATTGGCGCTGACCACCAGCCCCATGATTGCAATGGATGCAACCCGTCTGCCCCGTGGCGCTAAATTTGAAGTCAAGCCTGGGAAAGCCATTCTCACCAATGGCGCACCTTCAGAGATTCTGTATCCCTTCAAGTTTGGGCAGACTGAGGGCAACAACCTAACCACTGCCAAGGATTTCGAGCGTATGCTCCTGCAATCAACGGGAACTTTGGATTCTCAAGGCATGGTCAGTGCTGGTGCTAGAGACATGGGCCAAGGCGGTATGTCGATGGCAGTCGCCACCATCATCAAGAAGTACAAGCGTACTTTGGTGAACTTCCAAGAAGACTTCCTGATCCCGTTTATTCAGAAGGCGGCTTTCAGGTATATGCAGTTTGACCCAGAGCGTTACCCCTCTGTGGACATGACCTTCATTCCTACTGCCACTTTGGGCATCATTGCCCGTGAGCATGAGCAACAAATGTTCATTGGCTTGCTTCAGACCCTTGGCCCTAACACTCCTGTGTTGCCACTGATTCTGAAAGGTGTTTTGGCTAATTCTTCACTGACCAACCGCTATGAACTGATGGAGCAGTTGGACAAGATGAGCCAACCTAACCCTCAAGCAGAGCAAATGCAACAAATGCAACAGCAGTTGGCTATGCAAGCTGCCCAGGCTCAGATTGCTGTTAATACAACTCAAGCTGAACAAAATCGGGCAGAAGCACAGAAGTTGTCGATTGAGGCTCAGTTGATGCCCCAAGAAGTGCAAGCCAAGAACATGGCGGCAATGACCAAAAACCTGCCAAATGAAGATGATGCTGGTTCTAAAGAGTTTGACAAGCGGGTTAAGATTGCTGAATTGATGCTTAAAGAAGCTGACATTAAGAACAAGTCCAAGATTGTCGAGTTGCAAATGGCAGACAAGAAGGGCAAAATGTCGAGCGTTGAAGATGAGTTTCTCAATCGTCTTTCAAGGGAATTGACCTAAATGGACATTGCTGATCTTGAGCGTAAGCTAGGAATTGATGGAATCTCTGCTGAACAGCAGATGGAGATCATTACTGCTTTGCAACAGTCTGCCGCAGAGAAGATTGCCAAGGCTAAGAGCGAGTCTATTGGCAAGGGCGCTGAACTTGTTATCCAAGGCTTGAAGAAGATCAAGTCAGACATGGAGCAAAAGTTTGCTCAGTTGAATAGCGAGATTCAGAGCAAAGTTGCCTCTGTACAAGATGGACAGGATGGCAAGAATGGCAAAGATGGAAGAGATGGTAAGCAAGGGCCAGCAGGAGCAACGGGGCCAGCAGGACGAGATGGTGTTCCTGGGCGTGATGGAGTTGATGGTTCTGACGGCACTGGTGTTGCCTCTGCTCGCATTGATTTTGATGGTAGCCTTGTCATCACTCTTGATGATGGTCGTGAGATCAATGTTGGTGAGGTTGTTCCTTTTGATGTTGCTGAACGCATCAAAGTTATTACCAATGGTGGCGGTACTTCTCAGTCTGTACTTGATACTCTGACAAGCCTTCAGTCTCAAATTACGGCTCTGTCTGGATTTGTAAACTACAAAGGCACTTGGAACGCATCAACTAACACGCCTACCCTTGTTTCTAGCGTAGGAACAAAGGGAGACTACTATGTTGTCTCTGTAACAGGCTCAACCAATCTCAATGGCATTACGACTTGGACTCAAGGCGATTGGGCCATCTTTAATGGCACTGCTTGGGAGAAAGTTGACAACACTGACCTTGTAACTTCAGTTGCAGGACGTACTGGTGCTATTACTCTGACCACTGCTGATGTTAGTGGTCTTGGGACAATTGCTACCCAAGCATCAAGCAATGTCTCTATCACTGGTGGTTCAATCACAGGTATCACAGATTTAGCAGTTGCTGATGGTGGTACGGGCGCATCTACTGCTGGTGATGCTAGAACCAATCTAGGACTGGTAATAGGGACAGATGTTCTTTCTCCAAGTGGCTCGGCTGCAAACCTGACCTCTTTCCCTACTTTTAATCAGAACACCACTGGTACAGCGTCCAATGTGACGGGTACTGTTGCGGTTTTAAATGGTGGTACAGGTGCAACTACTACATCTGATGCTAGGACGAATCTTGGATTGGTGATTGGTACTGATGTGTTGGCTCCCACGGGATCAGCGGCATCTTTGACCTCATTCCCGACATTTAACCAGAACACCACTGGAACTGCGGCATCTACACCTAAACTCTTGACTACAAACTTCACAATTGAAGAAAGTGGTGGAAAGTTGATATTCAAGTATGGGGCAACAACAATTGCATCAATGGACTCAACTGGATTGATTACCTCTTCTGCAAACATTGTCTCCAATGGAACACCTTAAAGGAAAATTATGGCAACCTCAACACTAGGTTCTGGAACACTTGTTCTCGCTGGAACCACATCAGGGACTACTACAGTCACGGCAACTGCGGTGGCTGGTACTACAACTTTGACGCTTCCTGCGGCTACTGACACTTTGGTTGGCAAAGCAACCACTGATACGCTGACTAATAAGACGCTGACAGCAGCAAAAGCAAGTACAACTTTTGGCGTTGGTGCAGCAACCCCTTCAGGATCAGGCTCTGGCATTACCTTCCCCGCAACTCAATCAGCATCAACTGACGCAAACACGCTAGATGATTATGAGGAGGGGACTTGGACAGCTACTATCACCAATGTGGTTGGCACTTATACATTAACCACAGTAAATTACGCACAATACACAAAGATTGGGCAAATGGTTTATGGATTTTTATCAGTTACTGTAACAACATCTGGCACTGCCTCTGACAGCATGAATTTTACTTTGCCTTTTGTGCCAGCAAGAGAAGGCTCTGGAACAGGCAGAGAAAACGTATCAAGTGGTGATATTTTGGTTTCAAGAATAGTTACTGGTGGCGCTGGAGAAGGCCGACTTTATAAAACATCTGGGGCGGCTGCGGGTGCAGGAACTGGAACCTATGTTGTAAGTTTTATGTTTTTAACTTAAAGGAAAATCATGTCTTTAACAAAACAAGTGGTCATTGACCAAATCACTGTCACTGATAATGGAGTTATTCTTTATCGTGAGGCAACGCACATCATGGAAGATGGCAACGAACTGAGCAAGACCTATCACCGCACAAGTCTTGTACCAGGGCAAGACTTGACGGGCATTCCCGCCAATGTCGTTGCTCATTGCAATTTGGCTTGGACTGAGGCAGTCATTGCGGCTTATCAAGCGGCTCAAGCTGAAAACGTTGGCGCATGACCCCAGAACTCCAGAAATATTACGAGAATCGCTTCTCTATGATGGGAAGTGATGGGTGGAAAGACTTGGTGGAGGATATTGACACCATGATTGCATCCTTGAATAATATATCTGTGATTTCTGATGAACAAAGCCTACAATTCAAAAAAGGTGAACTTTCTATACTTACTTGGCTGAAAACCTTGAAAGAGGTCAGCGAGAGAGCATACGAGGAACTAAATGAAAAGAATGTTTGATTTTGCCTGTGCAAACGGGCATAAAACCGAAAGACTGACTGATTATGAGTCGATCAGTTTTAGGTGTGAATGTGGTGAAACAGCCAACCGCATTCTTTCTGCTCCAAACTTCAAACTAGAAGGGTGGTCTGGTTCTTTCCCATCAGAGCATGGAAGGTTCGAGAAAAAACACCTAGATCAGTTGAAG